CAACTGCGTCAAGTAGCGTAGGGGTCGTAATCCCGGCGGCGCTTCTGGCCCATGGCCTCGACCGCCGCGCGCTTCGGTGTATCGAGCAGGGCCAGCACGTAGGCGCTGCCGTAGTCGGGCGAGCGCCCGATTTTTTCCATGATCTGCTCGCGGCTTGCCACGTAGATGGTCGAGCCCGACAGTTCCCACGTCGGTGCGCACAGGTCAGCCAGGAGGGCAGGATCTGGCGGCAAGGCAATGCCGGTGTTGTTGGTCGGGTCCAGCGCTTCCCGCATGCGCCACCACAGTTCGCTGCGCAGGTTCTTGAAGCGCAGCCGGCCCGACTTGTCGGTGCCCACGGCGGATTCGGCGACATTGACGCCGACAACCTGCTGCCGCGCCTCGTTGAGGAAGTCATAGGGTGCCGATCCCACGCCGATGACGTCGATATGGATTACCGCATCGTCGCGCTTGGCGGCAATGGATAGCCCGGCCACGGTCGGGCCGTCCGGGGTTGCCTTGCCGGGATAGACCAGCGGCGTGTCGAACCACATGGCGTGGCGCCGGGCAATGATCGTGTTGTCGCGGCCACCGCGCGCCACGTCGACGCCCAGTGAGTCCATGGGTTCCAAGCGGTCGGGACGCTTCCACCGGGCCTGGGCGGCTTCCACCCACGCGGTCGGAATGACTTGCCAGGGGTCGTCCTCGATGCCGGCGTTGAAGTCGCCGTAGAGCATTTGCGAGCGCAGCGGCTCGGGCAGGGATTGCAAGGTTGCCATGTAGCCGGTTCCCATCAGGTAAGGGTTATCGGAAACGCGCGAAGGTATGAACGTCCGGCTCATCGGCTTGATGAGGTCGGCACCGTGCTGGAAGGGCTCGCCGCTTTCCACCTCGACCTCTTCGCCGTCGATCATGGCGAACCACCGCAACTCGCCCGGCTGGGCAGGCTTGGGGTGCTTCTTGTCGAGCCAGGGCGCGAAGAATGCCGTGATCCACCGGCCCTCGGCCGTGGTCGGCGGGTTGAAGGTCAGCAACGCCTGGCAGTGCTGGGTCGGATCAACCGAGCGCAGCCAGCCCAGCAAAGCGCGCACCTGGGCTTCCAGGAAGTTGGCCGCCTCGTCGAACACCAGCAGGTCGTGCGGGCGGCCCTGGTACTTGTTCCAGTCGTCGAGGTTCGGGGTTGATCCGAATTCGATCTGCTTGCCAGGCAGGCGCCAGATCCGTTCCTGGCCGTTGTAGCCATCGCGCCCGCCGATGAGTTCGGTAAATCGGTCGATGATGCCGGTAAGCTGGGTCGCCTCACGGCGCAGCACGAGCACCTTCTGGTGCTGGGTCAGGGCCTTGCCGCATGCGAGGTCGGTCTTGCCCCCACCGGCCGCGCCACCGTAGCCAATGATGTCGGCCTGCGAATAGAACGCGAGCGATTGCGGGCCCGGCAGCGGGCGCCAGATCGTCGGGTCGCTGGTGATGAGCGCATCAAGCAGGGCCAGTTCCTCGGGCTTGAGGTAGGCCAGCAGCGCCGGGTCAAACGAGGTCGGTGACATCGCCGTCCTTGCGCGCCTGAGCGGTGGCGAGAATGGCGGCGATCTTGGCAGCGCGCTCGGTGTCGCTGATCTGCACCGGGCCGCCATCGGCGCCGGTCAGTTCCATGGCGGTGCGCTCGCCGTACTTCTTCGGGGCCAACTTGGACAGATACCACTTGCGGGTGTCGACTTGCAGCTTGCGATGGCCCAGCATGTCGCCGCGCTTGACCTTGTAGCCGTCGTCCGTTTGCTCGGTTTCCTCACCCTCTTGTGGCGTGTCGGCAATGGCAAGGGCTTCCTCGGCAAGCACATCCAGGCCGATGTCCCTTGCGCGGGTGTATTGGCTGGAAAAACCTCCAACGTCCTCAATCACCCACTTCGCCACGGTGCTGCGGTCGGGCATGCCGTCATCCCGGCAGATAGCGCGCAGCGATTCGCCAGCGGCCAAGCGCTCGCAGATCAAAGCCGCAATTTCCGGCGTGTAGCTTGAAGGTCGTCCGTTGCTTTTCATGCCGGTCATACTCCGTCAATCAATCCCGTCAACGGGCACGGCCTTGAAGTCGACCACGAACTGCCCGCGCCGCTCATAGCGGCAAATCTTCGCCACCGCGCCCTTGCTGATTTCGTACTTCTCGGCGATGGTCTTGTAGCTCATCCCGCAGTCCTCATGCAGCGAGCGAATTCGCTCCGCCTCTGCATCCGTCAGCTTGGCATTCGGATGATCCTCACCGATCCGCAAACCGGCCTCATTCACTGCCACGGTCTTTTGCATGCGCCGCCCTCCTTTGAATGCGCAGTTTTTTACGTGGGACGTTTTGCAGTGTTTTTTGACTAACTTTCTCATATACACGTATGAGGAATTTCCTTAAAAACCCCCTAGAAACGTCCCAAACGACCCAAACCTTCGGCCGCCACTTCCAACGAGCGCGCAGCAATTCGCAGATTGCAAAAATATGCACGCAACAAACGCGCAGAAAATCGCAAACCGCAAAAAGTTGCGCGCTCACTCAAAGTCCCCCACTTGCCGCACGCGAATGCCAAGCAAGCCCCGCCCCCGAATTCCGTATTCGTTTTTGATCGGTGTGAGGCCGCGCGACGACAGGCGCCGGCCCAGGTTCTTGGAGTTGGCAATAAAGCGAAGCTCGCCGCGCGCCTTGGCAAAGGCTTCCCAACTGGCCCACAGCCGGGCGTTGGCTTCCACCTCGTTGGGCCCGACTTCGCAGCACTCGTCCAGCCACTCGGCCAGCAAGTCCATGTCGCTCTTGTAGTCCTCGCGCGCCTTGCGCACGGCGGCCGGTGGCCGAAGCCCGTCGCGTTGGTAGGCCAGCGCGCCGCGCACGCACCAGGCAAAGATCCCGCGCGCTTCGGCCGCCAGCTTGGCCGCCCGGTCGGGGTCTTTGGTCAGCGTCAAGTCCTGGTCGAAGTTGCGCGTGAATGGCACGGGCAGCAGCCGGCGCCAGATGGCGTGGTCGTCGCCCTTCACGATGGGCCGGTGGTTCGTCGGCATGAAGGCCACCCAGGTGGGCGCCACCTCGACCGTAGTCTTGGAATACAGGCCGCGCGCCGGCAGCGGCTCGCCCCCGGTCATGGACTTGATAAGCCCCTCGCGCAGTTCGCTGCCCTCGTCGGGCTCGCTCACATAGACGAACCGGGCGCCGCGCAGGCGCAGCACGTCCTCGCGCGCCGCCCCGGCATTGCCACCGGCCGCGCCGCTACTCAGGAAGGTGTCGGCGCTTGCCATCTTGGCGTGCTCGCCCAGGGCGTCGCGGATGGCCCCCAGCACCGTGCTCTTGCCGTTCGAGCCCGACCCGTAGGGAATGGCGAGCACGTCCTCATCCGGCCGGCCCAGCAGCGAGTAGCCCACGAGGCGCTGGAAGAATCCCAGCATGTCGGCATCGCCGAAGAACACGTCGGCCACCGTTTGCTCGAACAGCGGGCACGTGGCCGCCTGGTCGTACTCCACCGCCGTGATCGTGGTCACGCGGTACGCCTGGTCCGGCGGCAGCAGCTTGCCCGTGTGCAGGTCGACCACGCCATTGCCCACGCCCAATAGGTGCGTCAGCTTGTCGAGGTCGGTCATGCCGACGACCACGCGCGGGTCGGACTGCGCCAGGCTTACCATGTTGCGGACCATGACGGCCCGCTGGCTGATGGCGCAGAACTTGAAGAACTCGGCGCGCTCGCCGTCGCTCTCGATGGTCTTGGCCTCGTCGGGCAGCGCGCGGATGGTTTCCTTCGCCAGGTGCTCAAGCTCGACGCCGGCCGCGCGGCGCCAGTAGATGCCCGTCCACATGAACCAGCCGTCGATCTCGGGCACGTACATGAGGCCGTCGCCGTAGTGGTCGAGCATGCGCTCGGCGTTGCCGAACTCGGTCATTTGCCGGCGCTGCTTGCTGAATGCCACAACCTTGCGGCCGCCCGCCATGGCCGCGCGAACGTCGGCCACCGGCAGGCTGGTGTCGGTCAGTTCCTTGAAGCGCGCCCGGATAAGACCGGCCAGTTCGGCGCGCAGGGCCAGATCCGTGCCGGCCGCTTCGCCCGCCTTGCGTGCGACATCATTCACCAGGTCGATGGAATCCGCGCACGACAGAATCAGGCCCTTGGCATCGTCCAGCGCGGTGCGCTTCTCCAACTTCACCGCGTCGCGCTTACCCTGGTTGCCGACTTTCAGCAACCAGCGCGCCGTCGTCGGGTTGCGCCCCGAGCGGCCGAACGATTCCCAGCGCTTGTCCAAGTCCTCGCGGCTGGCGTAGTTGCTGGCCGTGCTCGACCACTCGTCCCACAATTCCAGCGCGGTGCCGTCGCCGTCGAACTCGTAGTGCAGTGACATGCCGACTTTCAGCCAGGTGTCGTAGTCCTCGTTATCGACATAGGCCACCAGGCGACGGGCCTCGCTCAATTCGATGCCGACCGGGGGCTCGAAGGCCATCAGCGGGTCGTCGTCCGGTGCCGAGGTCATGCCCCCGGCTTTGTTCTTGCTGCCCGACACGCGCACGAGCCCGGCTTCCTCGGCCATGGCCTCGAACACCTGCAGCGCTTCCTCGACCTGGGCCTCGGTGATAACCGGCAGGTCGCCGGCCCGCATGGCATCCAGGCCGCCGAAGAAATCCACCCACTCATAGGGCTCGCCCGTGTCCGGGTGGATGTGGTACGCAACAAACTGCTGGCCCTTGCCGAGAATTTCCAGGCGGTGCCGTGCGCCGCCCAAGTCCTCGAACCAGGCGCCGGTGGCCTTGCCCCAGCCCTCGGCCTCGGCCCTGTAGGCGAGCAGAATCTTGGGCGCGTTGCCCACGCGCTCGCACGTTGCGCCCAGGTGTTCCTGGCACCAGGCCACGAAGCGCGCGGCCAGGCCCTCGTCCAGGGTATCCACGTCGATGGCGGCAATGGGCTGCGCGCCTTGTCCGCACAGCACGCCGACGCCATGGTTCGGGTAGCGGGTCAGGTCAGCGGCGCCGAGGCGCGCGGTTTGCCAGTTGTCCAGCGCGGGCCGCTTGTGGCCCGGCTTGATTGGAATGATGAGGTAGCCGTTGCCCAGGAGCGCGCGGCCATACTGCTGAAAGTTTGAGGTCATGGGCGGCACTCCAGGTACGCGCTCACGATTTCGGCCGCGACTTGCGGGACGATGGCGTTACCGTAGGCG